CCTCGAAAGAGGGTCCGGTGACAAAGTCCTGTTACCAGGCTAGGTCACGTGTTAGCTTAGTTGCTATACGCGTCATCAGAAATGATTGATGTGTCTTAAGCGACGGTTTGCACTTGGCTTAGTCCTCCCTAAAGGGCTAGATGATGCATCTAGGAAGATGGATCAAGTAGGCCTCTTGAGCCGAACACCTACCTAACTAGTAGGGGAGTGCCGGTGACAGACCCAGTGCAGGATTACTGCGGGTGAGATTCCCAAATTAATGCCATAGTCACGAGGACTCCGTCCATACTTCCACTGAGAGCTAACGCTCTTGGGATGTAGCATGGTATCGGAGGGGCCTCGATCCCCAGGCAGAAATAGGGACCTGTTCGCAGGTTCCGGGGTCTGTGCAAGGATTGGGGGTCGCCTTCGACAACCATGGAGGTTAACCACCTGGGCTTCATCGCCTGCCTGCGGCCCGTCTCCCCTTACGGGGGGTTGCGGAAACCGAAGGATAGCACCTTTACGGGTGTTGGTTGCTATTTATAACAACTCAACATGACACTGAAATTAGCTTTACAGCTAAAGACAGCGTCTGCTATTTGGCAAAAAGCTGTAAAAAGCTTTTCATCATTGTCGGAACGGCTCATTCGAGCCACTCCGATGATGATTGGTGGACAATCCCGTGGTTGGGTAAAGGCTGTGTTCCATTTCACTAGGTTAGTGATCAGGATCAAGCATCACCAAGGTACTCGGGGGTTGGCGCTTTTCCTAAAAGCCAACATGTTGTTAATTCAACGTGTTGTCTCAGGGAGTAAGTTAGCCGACCCTCGTTTAGCTGGTGTAGCTACATCCGTGACTAACACAGGTGTGCCCAGATGGATACCCGTCTTACATCGTAAGCGGATATCTAGGGGGGATCGCACAGTGATTCGTTTCTACCTGGGGTTGTTAACTCTTTATCGGGTTATCAACTTTAAGGGGAAACTGTCACTGTCCACGATCACGGAGCCAGGTAAGGATATAAGCCTTATATCCGCCCACTTTCGGGAGTTTCTCCCTTTTTTCTTAAAGTGGATACGGGTATTTGGTGTTAAACCTTACCTTGGTGTTCGTGACCGTGAGGACTCTGAGTTCTGGGGTCAACCCGGAGGTCTCAGAGGTGCTATCCGTCTCGTAGACTTCTCTTCCATACGGAAGTGGATGTTTACGTCTGGGCCCAATTCTCGTTTCACTAAGGTGTTAGCGATAGCTAACGGCTGGACGGACATGATCGCGATTCATTCGCGACCATGGCTGTTCGGGCTAATGACTCATTTTCGAGCATTCACTGGAGACAGTGAACTCTCTTGGTTACCTTGGTTCTCTGGAATCGAGGCTACGGCCGAGTCCTGGCGTAAGTTGCGTGTGAAAGCGCAATCTACTCCTGGGGCAAAGCCGTGTCCTGATCCGGATAAACCTTGGGCCGGAGAGGCTCAATTTGATGTCGGCAGCCTTAGTGTCGTCGAGGAGCCTGGGAAGAAACGGATCGTAGCCATGGTAGACATCTGGACGCAATGGATGCTCTATCCGTTGCATGCGTGGATCTTTAACAAGATCTTACGTGTGCTTCCTTGCGATGGGACCTTCGACCAAACGAAGCCTGTAAAGGCTTTGTTGGAGAAGGCTTCCAAAGCAGGGAGGACGCATTTTTGGTCTTACGACCTTAGTGCGGCCACGGACAGGTTACCTATTGCTATCCAGGTGTTGGTCCTGGG